GCACATATGCATGTCCATTACTTGCACAAGATCCACACTACACAGTACCACAGTGGAAGTCAAGTGATACAACACCACGTCCAAGTGGTAGTATCTGGGTTAAAACCACATCAAGTAATGTTGGTGCAAACTTTGACATAAGTGTTTACAACAGCACAACCGCAGAGTTTGACAGTGTAAGTGCACCACTTTATGAAAACGATCAAAGTGCATTGCAAGCACTGGACACAACAGGCGGCAGTGCAATTGCAGTTGGTTCTTACTATGTACAATATGATGTAACAGAAAACGACACTGCTACATATAAAATCTTCCGCAGATATGCAAGCGGCGCACTAAATGTTACTGGTACAGTAAATGCTGCAAGTCCAATTACTGCAAGTGAAACATTCACTATCCAAGCAAGTGTTGCTAACAGCACAACACTATCAACTGCAGTTACAGTTACAACAACTGGTGCAGGCATTGGAGATCTTGCAAGTGATATAAACGGTGCTGGAGTAGCAAATGTTAGTGCAAGTGTAAACAGCGATGGATATCTTGTGGTAACACACAGCCTCGGCGGTGTTATTGTGCTCAAAGACACCAGTGGTACACCAATTGCCGATGCGGGCATTAGCACAAGCATCACTAGTGGTCAGGTTCGTGCAGGTAATAGCAGTGACTTGATTTTGAGTAACTGGGTTGCACCAACTTACACAGCAAGCACAAGTTCACCTAGTGCAGATCCAGCCAATCTAGCATACTGGTACAACAGTGGATTTGAAGCAGACATTATGATTCATGATGGTACAACCTGGAAAGGTTATCAAAATGTGTCTAATGATGCACGCGGGTTTGACCTTTCAGCCACTAGCCCAGCTGGTCCAATTATCAGTGCAACAGAACCAACACAGCAAAGTGACGAAACTGCTCTAGTGGTTGGTGATCTTTGGATTGATTCTAGTGATTTAGAAAACTATCCTAAGATTTATCGCTATGAAACAGTTAGTGGTGAAAATCAGTGGGTGTTGATTGACAACACAGATCAAACCACAGAAGATGGTATCTTGTTTGCAGATGCTCGCTTCATTGGTGACACAACAACTGATGTTGTAACAGGTACAATCCCAACCATTGCAACACTACTTACAAGTGATACAGTTGATATTGATCGTCCAGATCCAACAGTTTATCCACGTGGTATGTTGTTGTTCAACACACGTCGTAGCACATACAATGTAAAGCAGTTCCGTAGCAACTACTTCTCACGCACCAACTTCAGTGACACAACACTTTACCCAACACTTCCAACAGAAAAGGATGCATGGGTAACAGTAAGTGGCAACAGAGCAGATGGTAGCCCATATATGGGTCGTAAGGCAGTACGCAACATTGTTGTAAATGCAATGAAGTCAAGCCTGGATGCAAGTACTGATCTGCGTGAAGACAGTCGTGCATTTAACTTGATTGCGGCACCTGGATACCCAGAACTTATTGCTAACATGGTAAACCTAAACAACGACAGACGCAACACAGCGTTTGTAGTTGGTGACAGTCCAATGAGACTATCAAGTGGTTCAACTGCAGTACAAAACTGGGCAACCAATGCTAACAGTGCAGCAGTTGATGGCGAAGATGGACTAGTAACCAGTGATGCATACTTGGGTGTGTTCTATCCTAGCGGTAGAACAAATGATCTAAGTGGCAACAGTGTGGTTGTTCCAAGTTCACATGCGGCACTTAGAACAATCATTCGCAGTGATGATCAATCGTTCCCATGGTTTGCACCAGCTGGTACAAGACGTGGTCTACTAGATAACGTTAGTAGCATTGGTTACATCAACAGTGCAACAGGCGAATTTGTTGTAGATAACATTGCTGAAGGTGTAAGAGACACACTTTATAGCAACAGAGTTAATCCATTAACATTCATTAATGGTTATGGCTTGATGAACTATGGCAACAAAACTAGAGCAGCAAGCACAAGTGCATTGGATCGCATCAACGTTGCAAGACTAGTTGGTTACTTGCGCAGAACACTGCAGGATTACGCAGCAAACTTTGTGTTTGAACCAAACGACAAGATCACCAGAGACGAAATGAAAGAAGGCGTCGAAGGTATTCTTAACGATCTAGTTGCAAAGCGTGGCTTGTATGATTACCTAGTTGTATGTGATGAAACCAACAACACACCAGACAGAATTGATAGAAACGAACTTTATGTTGACATTGCTATTGAGCCTGTTAAAGCAGCTGAATTCATCTTTATTCCGATTCGTATCAAGAATACAGGTGAGATTGCAGCAGGTAACGTTGCAGCCGCACAAACAGTGTAAAACACTTCTTAACATATCTAAAAAGAGGGGATTGTCCCCTCTTTTTTTATGATACCACACTTGACCCCTATTTTTTTGTTGTCACATAACGATAAATATATTATAAGGAAACAGGAGATTGATTAATGTCAGTATCATCACTAAGTAAATTTACTGTCCCACTAGACAGTGATCAGAGCGCCAGCAGCCAAGGTTTGCTGATGCCAAAACTAAAATATCGCTTTCGTGCGGTATTTGATAACTTTGGTGTGTCTACACCAAGAACAGAATTAACAAAACAGATCATGGACATCACACGTCCAGATGTTCAGTTTGAAAACATTGAAATTCCTGTGTACAACAGTAAAGTTCATCTTGCTGGCAAACACACATGGAGTGATGTCACAGTCAACCTACGCGATGATGTAAACGGTAACGTTGCACGTTTGGTAGGCGAACAACTGCAGAAACAATTTGATTTCATGGAACAAGCCGCTGCAAGTTCAGGTATTGATTATAAATTTATTATGAAATTTGACATCCTGGATGGTGGTAACGGTGCAAGTGTACCAACAGTGTTAGAAACATGGGAAATGTATGGTTGTTACCTAATGGGTGCTAACTATGGTGATCTAAACTACACATCAAACGAACCAGCAACTATTGCAATGACAATCAAGTTTGATAATGCAGTTCAAACACCACTAGGCTCAGGCGTAGGTAGTGCAGTTACACGAGGAACCGGCGTAACTATCACAGGCTAATAGGGTAACCGATGCCTACTATTAACATTAACAATTTCCTTAGGCCACTAAGCCCAACGAATCCTGAAGTGCGAGACTATGCCCATGCGTCTCGCACTTTTCGTGCTAATGCATATGCACTGCATCCAAGGCTATCTTATCTTTATTTGTGTGTGTTCAATTTTGCACCCGGAGTAGCCGACAGGTTTACTAACGAAGACAAAATAGAACTTCCGTTAATGGTTAAAAGTGTAGACTTGCCATCATACAGTATAGATGTACAAGAACAAAACCAATATAACAAACGTGTGTATAGCCAACACAAAATTGAGTATGGCGATACACGCATTGTATTTCATGATGATGCTAAAGAACTGGTGTTGAAAATGTGGTACAACTACATGACACACTATTATCTAGACAGCACCTATAGAACAACAGATTTTCAAGTAAGAGATAGATATACAGAACGGAATGTTAGTGCATTTGGTTATGCAAATGGCAATGAAAAGTTTTTTAACACCATACAATTGTATACACTTTTTAATGGTAGATTCAGTGAATACACACTTATCAATCCTATAATTTCAAGTTTTCAACATGGACAGCACGTGGCCGGCGAAAACGCTACATTAGAACATACAATGAGTATAAAATTTGAAACTGTGCTGTATGGTAGCGGTAATGTAGATGATAACAATCCAAAAACATTCCTAAACAGTTTGCACTATGATGATAGACCAAGTCCATTAGGCAACATTAGACCAACTGAAAGAGGAGTATTTGGTGACATCTTTCCAGAAGGCAGTATATTAGACAGCATAGGCGAAACAATAGACAGAGTAGATCAGATCCGCCCAGGCACCAGCACACAACTCATTGGAGCCATAAACAACAAACTAGGAACCACCAGTTTATACAATGAAGTAACACCTTTGTTGAGTTCTAATATTGCTAATAATTTGCGTACACAACCTGTCAACACAAATGCACAAGATTTTTCAAGTAGAACTTTTGAAAATGAAAATAGTAATTTTAACATTTCAACCAGTGTAAACAGTAATGGAACAAACATAGGTAACAACACCTATACAAATCAAACTGTACAAGATTTTGATACAGGTAACAGTTTTGTACAACCAACACAGTATGCGTCAGCATCACATCCAAGAAAGGTAAGCGATACCTACTTGAGCAGAAACGATCCAAGTCCTGTTGTCAGCGGAAGTAACACAGACATTAAAAAACAGCAAGTTGAAGATCGTATGGTTGTGCTACAAACTCAATTGGATCAAAATGCAAGTGGCGAAAGTCTTTTACCACCTCAAGTGGCATTGGCTAGACGCAGAGAACTTATTGATTTGCAAACCTATTATGAACAGACCAACAGTCCAACACAACGTGCTACCTGGGAATCGGCACAAGGTATTACACTTAATCCTGATGTTGCTCCTACTGATAAAAACACAGACGTCTTGTCAACACAGCCTGATCTTTAGTGATAAGTAACTAAAAGGACAAGGCCATGGCGCAAACAGTAAATTTACCTCTAACCAATGTAAACGATGATGTTGATTTGCGTGTCAACGAATATTTTACCGATTACTACAAAAATGATGTGGTGATTGATCCAAATCAATATGATATTGTAAAATCATTTTTTATGGAACGCACCAACAACAACATTGAAGCTGCGGCCGCACTAACCAGTGCTGTACTAAACAC